CCTGCATGACGTCGCGTGCGTTGCGTACGACGCCGAGGTCGAGCATGTCAGCGAGACGCTTGTCGAGTCCGACGGGGTCGCCGTCGTCGTCAGCGAGCACGGCGAGCGCACTCGTCGGCGTCGACCGTCCCAGCACGGACTGGAACGCCGCGATCAGGAAGTCGACGTCGACGTTCGCGTTCGGCGTGCGCTGCGCCTTCTCGACGATGCGCGACTGCTGCGCCCCGGTGATCGAGGCGAGACGCAGCACGAGCAGCTCACGCCAGCCGGGAACGACGACGTCGAACGTGTGCTTCGTCGCGACCTTCTGACGCTGAGCCTTGAGCGTGTCGAGCACCGACGACGACGCGGGCTGCGAGAGCTGCTCGTCGGGCGGCTCGTGCTCGAAGACGTCGTCGTCGACGCCGATCTCGTCGGGCAGACGTACCGTCTCGCTCATGTCACGGCTCCTGCTGGCGTCACTTCCATCTCGATCGTCGCCGCGTCGGTCGACGTCGAGTCGACTTCGGGCGGCGTGACGCGCTTGAGCTTGCCGCGATAGACGAGCGGCTTGCCGAACGCGTTGCCGTCGACGTCGAGCGGCTGCTTGTTGATCACGACGTCGCCTAGCCCGACGCGCGAGAGCAGCCAGTGGATGACGAGATGATCACGATCGAGCTGATACAGCCGTGAGACGACGACTGCGCCGACTGTCGTCTGACCGCCGAGCGAGACGGCCGGGGCCATGCCTCCCGGCTTGTACGTCAGCTCGTCGGTGTCTGTCTCCCCGCCGCTGAGCACGTCGAACGTGCCGAGATTCTTGCCGTCGACGCTGACGCGGGTGTCGTACATGTCCTTGCGTGACACGAGCTACCTCCCTTCGATCAGGCCGCTGCGGGCAGGGGTTGATTCGTCGCCACCTTCACGATCTCGATGACGACCCACTCAGCCATGCCGCTCATGCGAACGCTGAGCACGGCGTGCAGCTCGCCGTTCGCGATCGTGGTCTGCGTGTTGACTTGCGCGCCGACGTCGACGTCGTACGCCTCCTGCGCGCTCTCGCCGTAGAGAGCGCCCTTGTCGTAGTACGGAGCGAGCATCGCGCTCAGCTCGCCGCCGAACTGCGCGATCGTGCGTCGACGCCCGTCGAGCTGGGTGAAGACGTAGCGCTCGCCGATCGAGTCGGCTCCCGCGCAGATCGCCATGTTGAGCCGTGCCCACCCGAAGTTGAGCCACTGCGGGGTGGTCGTCGGGTCGACGAGCGAGCGGTAGCCGTACGTGCGCACGCCGCCGTAGATGACGCGCGCCATGTTGACGCCCGCCGTGTTGAGCGACGCGTACTCGGCGTCGGTGTAGCGGCCGTTGACGTCGAGCGCGTTGACTGCCTGCCCGAGCGAGCCTGCCGCTGGCTGGTTCGGCGTATACGCGACGTCGTTGCGGGAGATGATCCCCGCGACGATCGCGGTGTAGGGGACGGTACGCGTCGTCCCAGCGACGACACCGGGGATCGTCGCTGACGGCGCGAAGAGAGCGCCGTAGCGTGCGTTCTGGTCGGTCTTGAGGCCCGTCGCTGCGGCCGTGAGAGCTGCGGCGGTGCCGTCTGTCGTCGAGAGCAGAGCGACGCGGTTCGTCGCAGCAGCGTGCGCGAGAAGCGCCGACTGATTCGCGGGGTCAGCCGCCTTGACGGGGTCAGCGATGAGCACCTGACCCGGCCCGAGATCGGCGGTCAGACGTGCGAGCGCAGCCACGATCGACGCGTCGACTGCGAGCGTGTCGATCTCAGCCTGCGGGTCGATGATCGTCGTCGTCTGCTCGCTCTCGATCTTCTCGACGACTTCGTCGATCGCTGCGATGACTTCGGCCTTCGTCGAGTAGTCGCTCGGGTTGAGTCCGAGACTTGTCGCGACGTCGTCGAGTTCGGCTCGCGTCATCCCTTCGAGTTCGTCATGCGTGGGCATCCGAGCCTCCTAGACGTAGTTCGTCGGGGCGACGTACAGCTTCGAGCCGCCCTCTCGGAAGTAGGCGTCGACGGCGTCGTACGTCGCCTGTCCCGCTCCGGTGCGATCACCGAACGCAGCGACGTACTCGGTCAACGAGTAGATGAGCTTGTAGGGCAGCGTGAAGATCGTCGTCGCTCCCACGATGAACGCGACGCCCGTGTCGGTGGGTGCCGAGCGAGGCGGCGGCAACGCACGCGAGATGACGTCAACTCCGGGCCGTGACATTCGTTCCTCCTTCGTCGATATCGGGGACGTGACGGACGTCCTCGTCGTGCGTTCTGACCGTCGTCCAGAGCGGCCACGGGTCGGTGTCTGGCGACAGCGGGTCGTCGACGTCGATCGGCCCTGCGAGCGTCGTCAGCACGTTCTCGACGTCGATCGCGAAGCTGACCGTCGCCCCGTACAGCGAGCGCGTGTCGTCGTAGTCGAGCGCGTCGTACGACTCGTCGAGCCAGACTGCGCCCGCTGCGCGCCCTTCGAGCGACGGTCGCTGCACGACGATCGCCTTGTGAGCTGCGACGAAGAGCATCGCCTGCTCGTGCGACTTCTCCTGCGTGTTCGCTGAGCAGATGACGCCGACGTCGACGCGCCAGCGTGCGCGGTAGCTGCCGCTGCCTTCCTTCATCGGCGGCGGCACGATGCCGGGGGAGATCACGAGCACGGCCGGGAGCTGATCTTCGGGCCACTTGTCGAAACTCGCGCCGATCGCCCAGCCTTTGACGCGCGAGATCGCGCCCGCCTCGTAGCCGTGCTGACGCTCGATCTCAGCGAGATACGTGCTCGACCAGCGGTGCAGCGTCTCGATCACCCACTGCTCGACGTCGTGCCCGGTGACGATGCGCTCGAAGATCGTCTGCGTCTCGACGAGGCTCACGTCTGCGCCTTCGCGATGTAGCGCTCGATGTAGCCGACGATCTTCTTCCGATCCTTCGGCGTGAGCTGCACGAGCTTGCGCTTCGGCTGCGTCTTCGTGCCCTTGTCGCTCATGCGGGCGTAGAAGAGCGTCGTCCCGAACCGCATGAACTCCTTGCCGCGCTCGTCGATCTGGTTCTTCGCGCGCGGGGCGGTGAGCGACTTCTCAAGCGCGCCCGTCGCGACCATCGTGCGCGAGCTGAGCCCCTGTCGATGCTTGCGTGCGACGGTGTCTTCGTCGAGCGGTGCCCAGCGTCCGAGTCGCCCTGCGAAGCGGCGCTTGTTGCTCTCGCGGTAGACGGTGCGCAGCTTCTCGCTGACGCGACGTATGTCGCTGCCGCGCTCGCCCAGCTCGTGCAGATGCTTCGTCGCCTGCGGGACGCCCTTCTGCTCGATCGTCATGAGCGGGGCGGCGGCGCTCATAGTTCGTCGTCCACGACGACGGGAACGCAGCGACCGATCGACGTCCACGAGCCGACGGGGATCATCGCGATATCGCCGCTCGCGAGCTGATCGCTGCCGCCTGCTGCTGCTGCGTCGACGAGCGCTGCGAGATCGTCGAGATACTCGTCGCGGAGCTGCTCGTACGCGCTCCTGTCGGCGTTCACTTGCTCGGGGAAGTACGACTTCTCGACGCGCAGCGCAGCACGGTAGGCGACGACTCCCGCGACGGCGTCGAGCAGCTCTTCGTCGATGACGTCGAGCGGCGGCAGACGCGTGCAGACGAGCGCGAGCGCCGTCGAGATATGCCCGTCGACTTGCATCGCTGTCGGTCGCGTCTTCGCCGTGAACGTGCCCGACTCGTTGCCGAACTCGTCCTTCGTGCGAGCGCGCAGCAGTTGAGCGACGTCGTCGACCGTGGGACGTCCCGTCTTGCGACTCATGTCGGCGGCTCCGGTAGTCGAAGGTGACGCGCGCAGAGCGGCGTCGGGTCAGGGTCGTCTTCGCAGAGCGTGTCGTAGTTGCGCTGCCACCAGTCGAACGGCCACGACGGGTCAGCCTTGCGCTCGGGGAATCGCAGCCCGACACCCGCCCACGCGGGCGCTTGCACGATCGCGGGGCGGGGTTCGGGCAGCGGCACTACGACGCCTTCGTGCTCGACTTCGAGCGCGTGCTCGGCGTGATCTCGGCGGGCTTGCCCCGCTCTTGGATCACCATCGGGCCGCTCGGCGGGTTCGTCTCAGGGACGTCGGTCGCCTCTTCGTACGACGAGTGCGTCGCGTCGCTCGACGTGTCCTTGACCATCTCGGCGTAGCTCTCGATCTGGTCGCCGAGCTTCTCTTCTGGCGTGCTCATCTGTCTCCCTTCGTGCGTGCTCGACGAAGCGCCGTCGGCTACGCCTTGTTGACGATCGCGACGACTGCGCGGTTGAGGTCGTGCACCATGAACGCGAGCCGCGTCTCGTACCTGATCGCCGTCAGGTTCTCTTGGAAGAGCTTGCGATCAGTCGTGCCGTCGTTGACGGTCGCGTCGGTCGACGTCGACACGGTGACGTCCTTGCGAATCCGCACGTGCAGATTCGGGCGATGCACGACGAAGCCGAGAATGTTCGTCGCTGCGACTGCGTCGCTGAGGTTGTTGAGGTTCGTCGACGTGAACGACTCAAGCCCGTACAGCGGGTCGCGGCCGGGGCCGTAGACCTGCAAGGCGGGGTCGACAGTCGAGCGAGCGTCACGGATGCCCTGCGCGAAGCCGAAGCCCGTGAGCACGCCCATGTTCCCCGAGTTGCCGTAGCCGTTCGCTTCGAGCACGCCCATCGCCTGCGAGACGGCGAGCTGCAACGCGTCCGGCTTCGCCTGCACGTACTCGACTTGCGACGTCGTGCTCTTGAGCATCGAGTCGAAGACGCCCGCGATATCGACGCCGCTGTCCTTGCCGATCGCGTGAGCGTCGATGACGTCGTTGATCGCTGAGCGCACGCCCGAGTCGACGAGCACGTTGAGATCGCCGCCCTGCACGTCTTCGAGCATCTCGTCCGTGAAGAGAACGATCGACGCGAACTTCTTGACCGTCATCGACGTCTGGCCGAACTCGCCGCCCGTGGCGGGCTTCGGTGCGCCTTCCCCGACGGGCGCTGCCGTCGGTGCTCCGAGCCAGACGCCGAACTGCGACTTGCGTGCGCTCGTCGAGCGCTTGTCTCCCGCGAGCGCGATCGCGCCCGCTTCGAGAAGGATGCCGTTCGTGAGGATCTCGCCCTGCTCGACTGGCAGCAGAAAGCCACCAGCAGCGTCGACGCCCTCAGCGAACGGGATGCGATTCGCCATGCCTGATTCCTCCGATCGCGCCCCGCTCGTGAGCGAGACGCTGGACTAGGGAGTGGGCAAGCGACCCAGCGACCGCAGCAGGAGATCGTTGTGCGCCCTGTCGGGCGGCAACGGCTCGCCGGGTGCTGGTTCGCGTGCGCCACCGTCGAACGACGGCGGCTTCGCCTTGTCCTTGAGCAGCTTCGACAGCTCGTCAGCCGACGCTTCGATCTCTTCGCGCGTCGACCCGGTGATGAAGCTCGCAGCTTGCATGTCGAGCTGACGCTCGGCGGCGACCTCGTAGCGAATCAGTCGCTCTTCGGCCTTCGTCGCGCGCGTCTCGGCATCTGCGAGTCGCTCTTGCAGCTTCACGCTCTCGCTCTTCTCGCCGTCTTCGATCGCTTGCAGCTTGCTCTCGACTTCGGCGAGACGATTGCGGTAGCCGGACGACTCTCGTCGCAGCTTTCGGACGTAGCTCTCGGGGTACGTGCGACCGTCGTCAGGCTCCTGGCCTGCGTCGTCGTCACTTGCCCCTGGTGCGGGCGTCTGGCCCTCGTCGTTCGGCTCCTGGCCGGGGTCGTTCTCGGCGGGCAGTGGATCGGCCACTGATCATCCCCTCCTAGTTCGTCGTGACCGGGGCGGGCGGCAGCGGGCTACCCGTTCCCGGCATGGGTGCAGCAGCGAGCGGCTCGACTGTCGCGTCGAGCTGCGCTTCGGCGGCTGACTCTTCGATGACTTCCATCTCCGCGATCTGATCGGGCGTGTAGCCGAGTTCGAGCCAGATCACGGGGAGCGGGATGCCAAGCGTCTTCTTCTTCACGGCGGCGTCGACGGCGACGGCCTGCGCGACGCGCTCGGGGTTGGCCCAGATCGCTTCTGTCGTCGACTGCTCCGTCGGCGTGCCCGCTGCTGTCAGCGCGAGCGCGATCGCTTCTTCCCACGAGTCGGAGAAGAAGAGCGCCTTCGTGCGGCACTTCGCGACGAGTCCCGCCTCTGCGACTGCGAGCGCGTCGCCGCTCGTGTTGACCATCTTCGCGAGCAAGTAGTGCGGCGGCGTGCGCGTCTGCGCTGCGAGATCCTGGATCAGCATCTCGATCGCGGTGACGAAGTTGTTGAGATCAGTCGCGGGCAGCGACGTCACTCCCGCGTCTGCGGGCTTGAACGTCCAGAGCCGCGACATGGCGCTCTTGAGTTCGACTGCTGCGAGCGGCTGTCCCGTCTCCGGGTCTTTCGGCACTTCGACGCCCGTGACGACGCGCTGCGGGAACGCGCCGTACTCGCTCGCGACGATCATGTCGGAGCAGAGCTTGTTGACGGCGTTCTGCAACGGGATCGCGGGCGAGAGATCAGAGTGCGCGACGCCGCTCAGACCGGGCTTGTTTTCGAGCGGGATCACGGGGACGACGCCGAGCGGGTTCGTGACCTCGGGCGCGTCGCCCGTGCGAGCGACCCACTCGACAGACTCGACGCTCTTCGCGTAGTCGGCGAGCGGCTTCTTCGACTCGTACTTGAGCACGACGTCGGGCAGATACAGCGTCACGTACGCGTAGCCGTCGTCACCGAGCCAGCGCTTGAGAGCTGCGAGTCGCTTGCGTCGGTCAGCGGGATCGTGCGCGACGATCATCTGCGCTGCGTGCTCGACGGTGATGCGCGGCTCGCCGCCGTTCGGGTCGACGAGCAGATAGCAGCGTCCCGTCTTCCCGGCCTCGGTGTGCGCGATCACGCTCTCGACGTCGAGCGCGTTGCGCTGCCAGATCGACCATGCGTCTTCGTTCGCGTTCTTCCCGTCGGTGCGAAAGCCGACGACCTTGAGACGCTCGACGGGCGCGTCGACGACGAGCTGGCACCAGTTGTCAGCGAACGCGCCGAAGAGATTGCCGAACGCCTCGCGGTACTTCGACGTCGCGAACTGCAACGGGTGCTGACCGTCGTAGTAGCTCTCGAAGAGATCGACGTCGACGGCTCGCGCGTTGAGTCGCGAGATCAGCAGCGTGCGCCAGTCGAGAGCCGTGCGCACGCTCAGACGCGGCGGCACGAGCGGCGTCGGGAACTGCGGCGGTGGTGTGGGGTTCATCGTGCTCATAGGAAGGCGTACTCGCTCCTGTCGCTCTCGATTCCGACCGCGTCGCAGCGCGCCTCGTACGCGAGCACGGCTGCGATCGCTGCGTCGATGTATTCGCCCGTCTGCTTCTCAAGCCAGTAGCCGCCGCGCGTCTCGCGCATCTGCGCTGAGAGCACGTGCTGCGACAGCGTCTCGTCGCCTACGTGGTGCAGCTCGCCCGAGACGACGTCAGTGCGGAAGCGCTCGACTGCTGCCATGAAGCGCGAGCGGTTCGTCGGGTAGCGCGTCACGAGCTGATCACCGAACTCGCGCGCCCAGCCGTCGATCTCGGTCTGCCAGAGCGGAGGATCGAAGTAGCCCCTGACGACGCGGTAGCGCTCCATCGCGTCAGCGAGCGCCGCGTCGACTGCGCCGCTCGGGACTTCCCACTCCTTCTCGCCCTCGGGCTTCGACCAGACGCCGAGCGGTTGCAGCAGCCCGTCTGAGAGACGACATGCGACGAGCGCTGTCGCGTCGTTGTAGCGCGAGCCGTCGAAGCCGATCGAGATCGTGTCGCCGTCTTCGAGCTGCGCGTCGTCGACCTGATCGTCCCAATCTTCGGGTGCGATCCACCACGAGTCGCCGCTCATCCAGATACCGCACGCGAAGCGCGCCCACGTCGCGGGCAGCATCGACGGCGACGAGTGACGCTGCGCGAGCTTCTCGATCGTCTGCGTCGAGAGCGGGTTGACGAGCTTCACGAGCGCGAGATCGCTGACGTCGTCGTCGCGCTCAAGCGCCCACTCGTGCATCGCGAAGGCGTCGTCGCTCGTCTTCACGTAGAGGTACTTGCCTTCGTGCTTGAGTCCCGGCAGCTTGCGAGCTGCTGCGCGCATCTGCCCGAGCACGCTGCGCTCGTGATCGCCCGCCGTCGAGATCGTGAGCATCTGCCCGTCACGCGGCCCGAGTCCGTCACGAAAGACGCCGTACAGCCCGCCGCTCTTCGCTCGATGCAGCTCGTCGACGAGCGCGAGCGTCGGGATGATCCCGTCAGCGGTGTCGACGTCAGCAGCGAGCACTCGTACGCGCCCGCCGTCGCTCTTCGACTGGATGCGTCGATAGCCGCTCTGCACCTTGACGCGCTTCTGCAACGACGCCGAGCGAGTGACGAAGCCCGTCGCCTGCTCGTAGAGGATCGTCGCTTGATCTCGCGACGTTGCCCCGATCACGCACTCAGCCTCGGGCGTCGTCACGAGATGGAAGAGAGCCAAGCTCGCGAGCAGCGTCGTCTTGCCGTTCTTCTTCGGGAGCAGGATCAGCGTCTCGACGACGCCGCCGAAGTAGTCGCTGAGCATCGTGAGCTGGAACGGTTCGAGCTGGAA